CGCAGAAAGACTACGCTGTAATAACTCAGAGCATTGGTCGTATCGCTCGTACCTTTGAGGGAAAGGGGGAACCTATCGCCTATGATTATGTGGACGATGGTATCCAGTATCTCGTGAGAAGTTACAAGAAGCGGTGTACCACCTACCGGAAAGCGGGGTGCAAGTTCATTGACGGAGAGAACTGATATAAAGGTTCTCGTTGCTTGCGAGGAAAGTCAAGCTGTCTGTATTGCATTTCGGCATTTGGGGTATGAAGCCTACTCCTGTGACATTCAGGAGTGTTCGGGCGGACACCCGGAATGGCACATCAAGACAGATGCTCTATTGTTACTCGGACGGTATCTGGTTTTCAAAACCGAAGACGGAAAAGCTCACTATGTTGAGCGGTGGGATTTGATAATTGCTCACCCGCCTTGCACTTTCATGAGTAATGCGGGAGCGTGCCGAATGTATCCTCGTAAGGGTCAAATTGATAAAGCTCGATTCCAAAAGGCGATGGAAGCCAAAGCGTTTTTCCTTCGATTTCTAAATGCTGACTGTAATCGAGTGGCTATTGAGAACCCCCGCCCTCTCAAAATCGTTGAATTGCCAAAAGAAGATCAGCGAATACAGCCCTATCAATTTGGCGACCCGTGGAGTAAACTCACCTATCTTTGGCTGAAAAATCTTCCGCCGTTGGTTTACACCAATGTTCTTGCAGAATGGAAGCCCTTTGTTCCTGCCGGAACAGGTCGCAAGGCGGGGGGGGACAGCTACGGGGCAAGGATACCTCACAATTCCAAAGCCCGTTCAAAAACATTCCCCGGTATTGCGGACGCTATGGCGCAACAATGGGGCGCAGTATTAGGAGGTGATACCACTGAACCTTGAACCTTTCATTTTCGACTGCGAGGTGTTTGCCTACGATTGGCTTTTTGTCTTCAAAAATAAGGTCACGGGGGAATACACCGTCATCTGGAATGACAATGAAGCGGTCGAACAATTCATGACCCAAGAACCCCTGTTGGCAGGGTTCAACAATAAGCACTATGACCAATTCATTCTGAAAGCGGTTCTTTCAGGTTTCACGCCGGAAGAAATCAAGGCGGTCAACGATTTTATTATCGTTGGTGGTCACGAGGGCTGGGAGTACGCCCCTCTCCGTGACTGTGGGATTTTCTTCGATCAATATGACCTGATGGACGATTGCCAGATGGGGTTGTCCTTGAAAGCAATCGAAGCGCACCTCGGAATGGACATTCGTGAAACCACCGTTCCGTTCAACATCGACCGCCCTCTGACTGAGGACGAGAAGCGAGAGGTTGAGTTCTATTGCCGCCATGATGTTGACGCAACCGACAGGCTGGACGATCTTCGTCAAGGCTACCTGTCCAGTAAGCTCACGCTGGGTCGTGAAAAGGGGCTGTATCCTGCAAAAGCCCTCTACATGACCAACGCCAAGCTGACCGCAGCTTACCTTGACGCAGAGCAGAAACCGCACTATGACGAGCGGGAATATCAGTATCCGCCGAAGCTACTTCGTCAGTACATTCCGCAGGAAGTGTTCGACTTCTTCGAACGGTTGAAGGACAAGAGTATTCCTGACGAAGTGGTGTTCAAGGAAAAGCTCGATCTGATGGTAGGCGGCTGTCCTTGCACCATCGCCTACGGTGGTATTCACGGGGCTATCCCATGTTACCGAGAGGAAGCCACGGAAACCCGCTCTATCCGCAACAAAGATGTTGCAAGTTACTATCCACACCAGATGACCTTGAACGGTTATTGTAGCCGAAATATTCCCTCTCCCGATGTGTATGCCGCCACCATTGAGCGGCGAGTCAAAGCAAAGAGAGCCGGGGACAAGGCTACGGCGAACGCTTTGAAGCTGGTGCTGAACACCACCTACGGCGCTATGTTGAACCGCTACAATGACTTGTATGACCCGCTCATGGGGCGCTCGGTCTGTATCTCAGGCCAGTTGCAGTTGCTCGAAATGGCGGAACATCTTGTTCAGGACTGCCCCACCTTGAAGATCATTCAGCTCAACACCGATGGTATCATGGTCAGCCTTGATGACTGCGATGTGCCTGTGTATCAGGAAATTACGCAGGAGTGGCAGGACAGAACCGGCTTTGAGTTAGAGGAAGACCTTATCAAGATGATCTGTCAGAAAGATGTGAACAATTATGTCGAGGTTCCCTTCGAGGGCGACCCCAAAATCAAGGGTGGCGTTCTCGTTCGTGGGATTGCCCCGGCAGGAGCGTTCAACATCAATAACAATGCCTGCGTGGTTGCCAAGGCCGTCAAGGATTATCTGGCCTACGGCGTCCCGGTCGAAGATACCATCATGAGCTGTGACCGTCTGCTGGACTTCCAGTTGGTCGCTAAAGCCGGGAGTAAATACGGTGACGCTCTCCATGAGGTAGACGGTCAGATGGAGGTCGTACAGAAGGTCAACCGAGTCTACGCTACGGAAGATCATCGGTGCGGAACCCTCTACAAAATCCACCTTGGCACTGGCAATCCCGTCAAGATTGCTGGACTCCCCGCAAAATGTGTCGTGGACAACGACAATCACCTGACGATTGATGTGGTTGACCGTGACTGGTATATCCGGCTGGCACGGCGCTATGTCCGAGATTTTCTCGGTGAGAAGCCGCCCAAGCGGAATACCCGCAGAGTCAATTCCATCAAGAAAAAATTATTAGAAATGTTGGAGGTATAAATATGGCTACTACCAAGAAATCCGCTGAGAGTGCGGCGGTGGATTATTCCACCATGAATGTGTTCCAGAAGTTACAGCTTGCCCGTGTGCGCTTCCTCGAAGCTGGCGTGGATAAGAGCGGCAAGCACATGAAGCTCGAATATAAGTATTTCGAGCTGGCGGACATTGTTCCCAAGGCCGAGCAGATTTTCCTTGAAATCGGTCTGATGATGGTTCCGTCCATGTACGGCGACAAGGCGACCGCTCGTGTCTACAATGTCAATGACCGTGAGGACTTCATTGACTTTGTTGCGCCGTACACTCCCATCGCCCCCATCGTGTCCAACGCTGGCAATCAGGTCACAAACGAAATGCAGGCGACCGGCAGTTCCATCACCTACATTCGCCGCTACCTGTGGCAGCTCGTTCTTGACATTGTGGAGCATGACAGTATCGACAGCGGCGAGTTTGACACGACCCCCGCACCCGCACCCGCCGTCACCAAGAAGCCCCCTATGACCACTGAACAGCGTCAGGAAATCAAGAAGGAACTGACTGGCGCTCCTGCTGGTGCGGCTACCATGGAACAGGTCGGTACGCTGAAAAGTCTGCTGAAAAAGCTCATGGATATTGACGCAGAGCAGGAACCGTTCGTGCAGACCATCGCCATGAAGACCGAGGGCTTCTCCAAAATCGAAGCCGACAAGTGTGACGCTCTGATCGAGGGCGTGAACAATATGCTGGCTGGCTACGAAATGAAAACGGCAAAGGAGGGCTAAAGCATGATCGAAATTGATTGCCGCAAGTGCGTCAATGCAGACTTGGAAGCGGATTGCTGTAAGCTCTACGGTAACAACCCTGATACTGCCGTTCGGGAATGTGCCGCTGACGAATTTGTGAATTATAAGGAGGTAAACAAAAATGGAATGGCTTGACGGCAACAAAATCCAGATTATCCCTCCCAAGCGTCCGAAGAAGCTGACGGGTACTCGCTTTGCCACTATCCTCGGTCTGAACCCGTGGTCTACACCGTTCGAGATTTGGTGTGAAGTGACCCGTACCTATCAGAAGCCGTTCGAGGATACGATCTACACCATCGCTGGTAAGACCATCGAGCCTAAGCAGGCCGAGTACATGAAGCAGACCTACTTCATGAGCAATCTGGTCACACCGACCGACATTTGGGGCAAAGACTACTTCCGTCAGACCTACGGTGACTTCTTTAGGGAAAGCCCCGTTCTCGGCGGTATGTGGGACTACTTGCTCTATGGCAAAGATGGCAAGCCCACCACCGTCCTCGAAATGAAGACTTCCAAGCGTGTCGAGGACTGGAAGGACGATATTCCTGAGTATTACGCTTTGCAGGCGGCGTTGTACGCTTACCTTCTCGGCGTGGACGAAGTTATCATGGTCGCTTCCTTCCTCGAACCCAAGGATTACGACAATCCTGAGAAGTTCGTGTGTAGCGGTGAGAACACCATCACTCGCCCCTTCAAGGTGTCCGAGCGGTATCCTGACTTCGAGAAGAAGTATGTGAAGCCTGCCCTGAAATGGTGGAAGGACTTCGTTGAGAGCGGTATTTCTCCCGCCTTTGACGAGCGCAAGGACGCTGAAATCCTGAAAGCCCTCCGCACCAACAATCTGTCTCCTGAAACGGATATGGCGGCGCTGGTCAAGGAAGCCGAAGACCTGAAAGACACCATGGAACGGATTTTGGCTCATGAAGGTATCCCGGACATGGAAAAACGGTACAAGGTTGTGACTGACATGATTAAGAAAGCCGCAATCGCTCAGTTCCGTGACGGTGACAAGAAGGTGTCTATCGCTGGTTCTGCCTATAATTGGGAGGTCAGCCGCACTTCTACCACGAAGATCGACAAGGACGCTATGAAAGCGGACGGTATTCTGGCGAAGTACACGACCACCGAGGACAGCTACCGCATTTCCCCGAAAGCCTTGAAAGAAGGTGCGTGAAATGGCGCAGAGTATGCAGAGATTGAGCAAAGATGATTTGCTCAAACTTCTCGACCAGTATGCCGATGACGATTTTGTTGGAGTTTTGTTCACAGCGGCTCGTGATATTCACTCTGACCAGTCCACCATCTTCGTATTCTATGACAAAGTAACGGAGGTTTAATTATGAAATTTTCCAAGTTCGTGAAGTCCCTCGCCCCTGATGGCGGCGCTATCTACGAGTACATGGACGAACGCTGGCTTGCTTCCCCGTCCGTACTTATGCTCATTCCCGATGGTATCCGCAGCGTGACCGGGTACAGCAACGAGAAAATGCCTGACGGCATTGGTCGCCTGATTTCTCAGGTCGGTTGCACCGAGTACGCCACGCTGGTCAAGGCAATCATGCCTGAGCCGGACGGCGCAATCAAGGATTGTGTCCGTATCTTTGCCACGCAGGACAGTACCATGACCCTTCCCATCACCAATGATGACTGGTCGCTGATCGAGAAGTCTGACTTCTGCGAAATCTTGTACGCTTACGATCTGGAAAGCGACAAGAGCGTACCGAAAGCCCTGCTGGTCAAGCAGTACGCCAAGTACCCCGATGACGAAGACCAGTTGGTTGGTATCATCTTCCCCTGCGAGTATGCAGAACAGCTCAATTTCCACACCATAAAAGAAGTATGAGCGTTTGTGGTGGTTGCCCCATCTATTACAATGAATATTTCGGTGTTTATTGTGGAGGTGGGTGCTTAGGTCAAAGCGATTGTGCCGAAAACCTAATAACTCTCGTTGCTAATATAGCAGACACTATTACAAGATCAAGAAAGGACGATAAAACAATGGCTAAAATCGGACTCACCGAGGGTTTCACCCTCATTCCCGAAGGTACTCATGTCTTTCAGATTACCGATGTGAAGTACAAGGAAGACTTCGGCAAGCTGGAAGTCTATATGCAGACGCAGACCGGCAGTAAGCACATCGAGCGCTTCTCTCTGCTGAAATCCGATGGCTCTCCCAACGAGGGTGCATACAACGCTTTCAGCTACTTCGCCAAGACTGCCCTCGGCAATTTCGATCTGACCGAGATCGACCACACTGACCTGATTGGTCACTTCATCGAGTGCGATGTGGAACATGATGTTCAGGAGAACAAGAAGAAGCCCGGACAGAACATTACCTTCGTCCGTCTGGCCGATAAGCGCCCCTCTGAGGGCTGGGGCGGCTCCGGTAATACGGTTGCTACCCCCACCACTAAAACCGCTCCTGCGGCTTCTCAGACCGCTCCTAAGACCCCGATGGATTTGGCAGCTCTCCTTGGCTGATGCCGAGTGCGAGGGAGAGCTAATTTGAAAGGCTCTCCCTCGCCAATGGTATGTTGAAAACTATGTTGAAAGTGAGGATAAGCTACAATGGCAGAAGCCTATATTTGTTCACTCTCCAAGGTTCAGCGCCATGCTGAAATCTGCAAGGAGATCAACAAGCTCTATGAGCAGAAGAACCATGACTACGGTGACAGCTTCCACCAGACCTTCGTGGAAGAAGGAATGGCGATGGCTCGTATCCGTTTGGGCGATAAACTCAGCCGCTTCAAGACTCTCTCCCGTGGTGGTGAGCAGAAGGTCAATGACGAGTCTATTCGGGACACCCTGATTGACCTCGCCAACTACGCCATTATGACGGTGCTGGAAATGGAGGTTGTGGAAGATGTTGCAGATTAAAACCATTCGGAACCGTCTGGACAATCCCACCCTCTTTGACGATGAAGTAAATACGGCTCTGCGTGATGGGTGGACTCTGAAAAAGAGAACCGTTCTGCGGCCTATCGGCCAGTCTGAGTCCGCCTACTCTCACACAATGTTGTATGCGGAGTTGGAAAAGGAGGTCGCTGATGATGACGCTGAATGATTATCAGAAAGCCGCCGAGCGCACTTCCGGCGACCTGACTTCGTGGGATAAGGTTCGCAACGGCTGTTACGGTCTGAACGGCGAAGCCGGAGAGTGCATTGACATTCTGAAAAAGACCGAGTTTCAGGGTCATGCTTTCGACCCGATGAAGATGGTTGACGAGCTGGGCGATGTTCTCTGGTATGTCGCACAGTTGGCAACCGGCTTGGGTGTGACCCTCGAATATGTGGCACAGCACAATGTCGATAAGCTGCTGGCTCGTTACCCTGACGGGTTCGACAGCGAAAAGAGTATCCATAGAAAGGAGTACGAAAATGCCTGACTGTTTCTCCAAGTCCGAAGTGACCGATTTTCTGAACTTCATGAAGCTGCCTGACGGAACCTCTGTTGTTTCCGATGACCTGATGGAATATCTGATGGCTTACGGTTTCTTCACCGCCCCTGCTTCCACCAAGTACCACGGCAATTACGAGGGCGGTCTTCTGAACCACTCCCGCATGGTCACGGAGTACCTTCTGGCGCTCACTCAGGCCAATCACCTGATCTGGCGCAAGGCTCGTTCTCCCTTCATCGTGGGTATGTTCCATGACCTGTGCAAGATTGACCAGTACCGCCACCCCGTAACGGGTCACATTGAAGAATTTAATGGTGGTTGTACGCCAATCTATGACGAACAAGCGTGGGAGTACAACCCCGACACCCTTCTGAAAGGTCACGGCGATAAGTCCGTCATGCTTCTCTCTCAGTTTTACACACTGACTGATGAAGAAATCATGTGTATCCGCTATCACATGGGCGCTTTCACCGACAAATCTGAGTGGAATGACTACACCAGAGCAGTCAGCCAGTACCCGAATGTGCTGTGGACGCACCAAGCCGATATGCTGGCAAGCCATGTTGCGGGGGTGTGAAGTATGTATATTCCAACGGTTTCTTTCGATTTCGATGGCGTAATTCATTCCTACCGAAGCGGGTGGAAGGGTGCCGCTGTTATCCCCGACCCTCCCGTAGAAGGGATTAAAGAGGTCATTGAACAACTCATAAGCGATGGTTTATGTGTGGTCATCTGTTCTTCTCGTGCGGAGTCCTTTGAAGGACAGGCGGCGATTGCTGAATGGCTGAAACACTACGGGTTCCCGATGGTGCAAATTCAAGCGAGAAAAGTTCCTTCCATCGTTCATGTCGATGACCGTACAATCTGTTTCGATGGCAGAGCAAACCACCTCCACGAACAGATTATCAACTTCAAACCTTGGTATGAAAGGGAGTCTGAAAGTGAAAATCATTGAACCTTCTGTGGAGCTTATCAACGCTCCCGAATATAAGACCCTTCTGACCACCATCGAAGCCGCAGGGCGTACTTGCTACAAGTCCGAGGACAAGATCACGGACGGAAGCGCAGAGAAGTTCATCCGGGGCATTATTAAGCGGGGTCACGAAGCTGTCATTGAGCATGGTTCTCTCACTGTCCGCTTCGTCTGCGACCGTGGTGTGAGTCATGAAATTGTTCGTCACCGTCTGGCGGCGTTCTGTCAGGAGTCCACTCGATACTGCAATTACGGTAAGGAAGGCTTCGGCGGCGAGATCACCGTCATTCGTCCCTCGACCTTCGCCAAGACCGACTCGACCTACCACATCTGGAAGCGGTCGTGTGAACACGCTGAGGTCGCCTACTTCGATCTGCTGAACGAGGGTTGTACCCCGCAGGAAGCCCGATCTGTCCTTCCGAACAGCTTGAAAACCGAGGTGGTCATGACTGCTGACCTTAGAGAGTGGCGGCACTTCTGTCGTATGCGCTGTCCCGTAGCGGCTCACCCTGATATGCGGGTTGTTGCCAATATGCTCCTGACCCTGCTGAAACAGACCTATCCCGTCTTCTTCGAGGACATTGAGGTATGAGGATTAAGAAAGCTGGTGGCAAGGTGTTTGGTGCGGTCTTAACTGCCGCCGAGAGAAAAGCGATGGACATGGAAATCAATCGTCAGATCGTGGAAGCCGACAGGCGCTACGCCGATGACATTGACGCTATGGTGCTTTACACCCTCCATGTTCACCTTGGTTTCGGCAAGAAGCGCCTGCGGAAGTTCTATGAGGCTTTCTCTGCCGAGCATGACCGCCTTATCCAGTATTATCAAATGCCGGACGATTACACATGGCTCTGCAAAGAAATGTTGAAGCGTATCGGCGTTGATGTTGAAGCATGGAACAAAGAAAGGAATGAACCCGATGAAACTGAAAAGCATTGACGGCAAAGTGCCGTATATCATGGCTGCTGGAAAGGACTTCGTGAAAGATGAAATGTCGCTGGCAGCGGCAGAGCAGATTTGTTCCCGTGGAACGCAGACCGCCAGCAAGCTCTTTCCCGATTTCCCTATCTGCGTAGATGACAAGTTCTATTTTGCTGGAACCTCGACAAAGCCCAAGTCCAGCAAGGCTAAGACTCCTTGCGAGGGCTGAGATTTTCGATCTTCCTGTGGTTCGTTACCATTATCGCAGTCCTCTGTCTGAAATTACCCACGGTTGAGGTTGAAGAACCTTCTCCCGTTGTCGAGGTGGTAGAGGTAGTCACCCCGGAGCCAGAGCCGGAGGTGACACCTCAGCCGTGGACAGACGAGGAAGTGATTGTACTGGCGAAAATGCTATGGGGAGAAGCCAGAGGGGTCAGCTCTGACGCTGAGAAAGCGGCTTGTGTGTGGTGTGCGCTCAATCGTGTCGATTATGGCTACGGCGACATTATAACGGTCGTGACTACACCTAAACAATTCGTAGGATACAACGAGAAAAATCCGGTCGATGACGATTTGATTACTCTCTGTATAGATGTACTGACCCGCTGGTATGCAGAGAGAGAAGGTCAGGTTGAGGTCGGTCGTGTCCTCCCTGCGGATTACCTGTGGTTCTCTGGCGATGGCGAGAGAAACCACTTCCGCAACGCCTACCGTGGCGGTGATAGATGGGACTGGTCTTTACCGAGTCCGTATGAAAGCTGAGGTAAGCCTATGAGCTATTTGAATATACCCGCTGAACTCCGAGAGGAAAAGGCATGGGTCAATGTATGGGAAGGGTCAAAGGTTCCCATGCAGGCCACCGTGAGAAAGGCGGCTTCTTCCTCTAATCCTGATACATGGTCAAATTATATTGACGCTGAACACAATGTTCAGCACGGCTACTATGACGGTCTTGGCTATGTGTTTCACGATACAGGAGTCGTAGGTATCGACATTGACGATGGCTTTACTGATGGGCTTCTAAACCCGCTGGCGGCTGACATTATCGGTCATTGTCAGTCTTACACGGAAAAGTCCAGAAGCGGGAGAGGGGTTCATATTCTCGTTCGTGGTGAGCTGCCCTTCAAGGGCAAGAACAACCGTGCCGCCGTGGAGATTTACAAGAGCAATCGGTACTTCATCATGACCGGCGAGGTTTTGATCTTCTCCGAGATCGTTGAAAACCAGTCAGCGATTGACTATGTAATCGAGAAGTATTTTCCCGACACGCCGAAGGAAAGTAGCTCAGGTACGGTCGCCCCTCAGCGTATCTATTCTCCCATCTATCGCCGCCCTGAAAACGGCAAGTTGCATTTGAAGCCTGAATACCCGCCTATCACACCGGGAAGCCGGAACCTCAGCCTGACTTCTCTGGCGGGTCAGCTTCACAACCAAGGTTACACCAAGGCAGAGATTTACAAAGAACTGTTGTACGCCAACTCCCAAGCCTGCAAACCCCCGCTTCCGCAGTCAGAAGTTGAGTTGATTGTCAACAGCGTGACCAGATACAGGAGGTAATTATGAAACCTTATCAGCGTGGCGATGTTGTTATCATTGATGTTCCCATGCTTGCCAACAGTCATATTCAGGCCGGTAAGCGTCCGTGGGTGGTTGTGCAAAACAATGTCGGCAATCAGTTTTCTTCCACCAGCATTGTCGTTCCCCTGACCACTAAAATCAAGCGGCTCGAACTGCCGACCCATGTGGCTGTCACTTGGGGTTCTTTACAGCCGAGCATGGTTGAGTGTGAACAGGTGCGTGTCGTAGATGTGTCCGATAATTGGGAATACATCTGCACTCTGCCGCCTGAGATCATGCGTCATGTGGACACCGCTTTGAAGAACGCTTTCTTCTATGGGGGGGGGTGTAGACAGTGGAGAGTGAGAAGAAAATCTGTCCGTTGTCAATGAGCTGCCCCGAAGACATTCCCCTCTGTCCCTGCCAGAAACAGCGCTGTGCATGGTGGGATGAAGACTCTCAGGACTGTGCCACCGTGGTGCTGGCGAGAGCGATGAAGAAAAGGAAGTGAAACTATGGCTGATAAAATCACAACCGTCCCCGAAGAACAGGCTCTTTTCCAGCTCTCCAATGGTCGCTACATCATGGACGAAGCTCAGTCCAGAGTGATGTTTCAGATTAAGGAAGCACAGCCTGAGCATAGCCACCCGATCAGCGGCACGGGGTATTCGTGGGACGAGTCCGGCATGGCAGAGTTGTTCTCCGAGTGCTACAAAAATGATACCCGCTACTGCCCCGAAGCGAAAAGCTGGTTCACCTACTCCGAGGGCGCATGGCGTAAGGACACTGGCTCTCTGCTGGTAGCGGAAAAGATTAAAGAGTTCTGCCGCCTGATGGCTCTCTATTGCGGCGAGATCGCCAATGAAGAACGCCGTACCGAGTACATGAAGTTCATCGTAAAGATGGGCGACCGGCGCTTCCGTGACCGGCTGATGAAGGACGCTGCCAGTGTGCTTCCTATCGCTTCGGCGGAGTTTGACGCAAACCCCTACCTTATCAACTGCAAGAACGGAACTTTCGACCTTGAAAAGATGGAGTTCCGGGAGCATGACTGGCACGACTTTCTGACCATGCAGACCAACTTTAACTACACCTTGCAGGACGCACGGTGTCGCCGCTGGGAGAAGTTCGTTGCAGAGGTCACTTGTAATGACGAAGACAAGGCTGATTATCTTCAAAAGGCGCTGGGGTACTCCATGCTGGGTATGGCGAACGAGGAATGTATGTTCATTCTCCACGGCAAGACTACCCGTAACGGCAAGTCCACCATGCTCTCGGCAATTCACCACCTTCTCGGTGATTATGCTTCCGTGTCCCCCGTGTCGATCATCTGCAAGGCAGAGCGCTCGAAGAACGCCGAAGCAGCGAACCCCATGCTGGCTTCCCTGAAAGGCAAACGGTTCGTCACGATGGCAGAGAGCAACCAGTATGGCAAGCTGGACGAGGAAACGATTAAGCAGCTCACAGGTGGCGAGGAAATCAAGGCTCGAAACCTCTATGAGACTGCCACGACCTTCCTGCCGCAGTTCACTCTTTGGCTCTCCTGTAACGATCTCCCCACCGTCAGTGATAAGTCTCTATTCGCTTCCGACCGTGTGCGGGTCATTGAGTTCAACCGCCATTTCACCGAAGCGGAACAGGACAAGAACCTGAAAAATGAGTTCCAGACACAGGAAGCTATGCAGGGCATTTTCGCTTGGCTGGTCGCCGGGTACTTCAAGTACAAGCGTTTCGGCCTGAAAATGTCTCCCGCCATGCGGAAGGTGGTCAACCAGTACGAGCGTGACAACGACCTATGCCTGCAATTCCTCGAAGAACGCTGTGAGCAGGCTGAGGGTGTCAACACTCGCTCGAAGTCTCTGTTTGACGCTTACAAGATTTGGTGCAAGTCCAACGGGTACTTTGCCTGTTCCGCCAAGCGGTTCAACGCCGACATGGAAACGCACCCTGAGTGGCACGGCGGTAAGGTTGTGTATCAGGGCTACCCCGTCTACAAGAACCTCAGACTGAAAGGAGCGTCCTAATGAACCGTTCATGTAACTCTATCCTATGCCGCTTCGGTATCCACACAGCAGACCCGTATGTTCATATTCAGGTCAGGTGCCGTAATGGTTCTCACCGCTGGCAGAGCAATTATGAAATCTGTAAGCGGTGCGGCAAACGCCTGAGAAAAATCCGCATTGTAAAGGAGCGTCCGTGATGAAAATTACTCTTGATATTCCCGATGGCATTATTGCGGGGTTCTTTAATGGTGTAGAGGTCACGGCTCACGGTATGCAGTTGGTGTCCTATCAACTCAGCACTGACGATCTGAAAGATGGTAACACCGTAAAACTCCCTCGTGAACAGGAGGTGACAGTATGATTGCCACCAATGAAGAACTCGCCCTGCTGGAAAAGTGGAAGCGAAAACTCTGCTTGCAGGAGTGGCGGATAAAGCTGTTGACCCACCTTCACCCGGAAGAAATGATGGTGCGTAATACCGCAGGCTGTACCGAGTGGTCAGAAGCAATTAAGACCGCTCGTATTGAGATCATCAATCCTGCCTGTTACGGCGACCGCATTGTGCCGTTCAATTTTGAAAAGACGCTGGTTCATGAGCTGCTACACCTGAAATTCTCCTTCTGGTGTCAGAACGAAGATGATGTTGGCGATAGAGTCATGCACCAGATGATTGACGATCTCGCAAGAGCTTTGACGGAAGGGGACAGCGATGATGAAGCCTGAATACTGCCCCGACTATGTGGGCGTTGCCTGCGTTGATGGCACTTGCCCTGTTGCCAACTGTGAAGAATACGCTGAGCGGTGTATGCCTGTCATTTCCAGTTGCCGGAACTGCTTCTATTATGAGGGCTGTGAAGACTGTGCAATCTCTGACGATTGTGACCGAGTGGAGGATAAACATGAGTAAAAAGTGTGTATGTGGCAATGAAATGACTCGTGAAGACTGGAAACACGAGTGGGTCTGTCATCGTTGTGGACGAAAGCGGCCTATCCCACTACCCCCGATGTTCACCGTCTTCATGTGCCGTAAATGTGAACACCTTCTGTATGTCGAAGAAGACGAGGACTTTCCTCAGAAACTCGGAAAAATCGCCGCAAAATCCTGTCCCTGTTGCGGAGAACAGGAAGAAGGTCTGTGGAGACTTCTCGGTCGAGCGGAAGGGTTCGAGGGAACCGTGTTCACGGAGGAAAGTGATGAAGACTGAGAAAAAGAACCTCCGCCGTATTTCTATCGTAGTCACGGCACAGACCAAGGGCAATCTTGAACGGCTGGCGGCGGTCTGCGGGTACTCAGAGATCGGTCGGGTGGTTGACAAACTCACCCGTGAAAAGATGATCTCCCTCCATGACTTTGAAAGAAAGGAGAAGCACTATGAATGATGTAATGGAGCAAATCAAAACGCTTTCTGCCACCTTGGACGAGGAAACCACCCGCTTTCACCCTACCGGCAGACTGCTGTTGCTGGGTTCCTACGAGAGTGTATTTCTGAAAGCGGTCAAGCGCAAGGCTGATCTGTTGGGTATTGACTGTGACCTCACTCAATATCCCTGCCCTCCGTACAAGGCCGTGGTAGTGGACAGAGAAACCGTCCCGTCTGACATTAAGCTCACCACCGAGGTTGACATTGACCACTCCTACTCACATGGAATGTCATCGGTGTCTCAGGCAACTTTGGCGCTCCTGCTTGCGTTGGACTTGGTTCACGCTAAGGACATTACCATTGTAGGCCGGGGTCACGCCGTTCAGAACTTGGCAAAGTACCTCACCCTCGGTAACGCAACTGTGACGGTGGCGCACTCCAAAACCAAGAGTCTCTTACAGGCCACAATGAACCGTGATGTGGTGATCTACGCCACGCCGACTATCACGAAGGACATTTCCTACAACACCCGTGATCTGGTCATCGACCTCGGCAACAGTGTTCCTCACCCTGACCGCTTCAACTGCCCCTATGTGAACAGGATTGGTCAGCTTACCGTGAGCGTGTTGCTCAACCGCTTTGCGAGAAAGGAACATAGGACATGAGTGACATTCTGACAACCATCGCCGCCGTTGAATGGATTGTTGTAGGCTGTCTATTCCTCTGGCGACTGCGCCACTGGAACCGCCGCTTTTCGGAACTCTATGACGAGCTGCGAAAGGAGATCGACCATGAATAAGGAAGACGCTCACATTGTCATAGCGATGGCAAATCACAATATGAATGTCACCGATGTTGCTCGTGCTATTTTCGCACACAGAAATACAGTTCTCTATCACTTGAACAAGGTGAAGCGGCAGACTGGGTTAGACCCTCGGCGGTTCTATGATTTGATCGAGCTGGTGAAGATGGCTCAGGAGGTGTTAGAAAGTGAAACTGAGGGAGTTTAATTTCAACAGTCTGAAACACCCATTTGCTCTTACGACTTTATGTGTCAAAGATGGAGATAAATCGTATGAGGGGCAGTCTGTTGGAGAAACCTTGCGTATGCTTCCTCTGGAACTTGCTGATCGAGAGATTGATAAAAGTTGGTGGTTCTTTAATACTTTCGTCATCACACTCAAATGAGTTAGGTGATAAAGGTGATAAAGGTGAGTGTTTTTGCAAAGACTTTTTTCAAATTGGCGTGTTTTGAAAAATTGTTTTTCGTATTTTAGGTGAGTTAGGTGAGTAATCGGGCATAAATGCCTATAACTCTCTCTTATACACGCGTATATAGAAATAGTTATAGGGAAATGCACCCGATTACTCACCTTTATCACCTTGGCGACTTTGAAAGGAGAAAACGACTATGGCAGATGAAATTGTGAAAAAACGCACTCGGCCTGATCGTAAGGAAGCCATGAGCGTCCATACAGAGCCGGGTGACAATAGAAAATATCTGGAACATTCGATGGTCATGTTGGATTGGCCTGATGTGAATGTGAGAGAACCTGAACAGGTCAAAGAGCGTATGGGAATGTACTTTGCTCTGTGCGCTCAGGACGATATGAAGCCCTCTGTTGCTGGTATGGCATTGGCTTTTGGAGTTGATAGAAAGACGATATGGGCATGGGCAAATGGGGTGGATAGTAAGACGCTACCCGCCGAAAGCCGTAACTTAATTAAAAAGGCGTATCAACTTTTGAACGCTCAGATGGAAAGTTATATGCAGAACGGGAAGATCAATCCGGTCGCCGGTATCTTCCTGATGAAGAACAACATGGGCTATGCGGACAAGCAGGAGGTCGTGTTGACACCCAACCAGCAGCTCGGAGAGCAGGTTCCCGCCGAGGATTTGGAGAAGAAGTATCTCGAAGATGTGGTGGGTGCGTCCAGCGACTATGACCCGGAGGATTGAGCGACTTTCACGACTTTTGCGACTATGGCTTACGACTATGCCGAGCGACTTTGCGACTTCCCCACGACTTTCACGACTTTCGCCCGAACGACTTTGCGACTTTCCGGCGAGGGTCTGCGACTTTGACAGAGCTGCCGATCTCCCCACGGGGTCGGCGGCTCTGTCGCTTTCCCCGGCTGATCGGCGGCGGGTTCCACCGGGGCGGCGTGGGCGCTGCCGGGGTTCCGGCCTGATCGGGGCGGCGTTTTTTTTGCCCTTTATAATGTATAGTACATTTTCTTTTGAGTTTTCGGACGGTGTAAAACATCAAGAAAAAACTTGAATTATTTTTAGAAATCCTATTGACATTCAAGCTAAAACTTGATATACTTCAATCATCAAGTTAAAACTTGAATTGAAAGGGGTTTTTACAATGACAGTCAAGCAGTTTTCAGAGGTAGCAGCGGGGCGCATCTATTTGAATGATTTCGGAAGTTCCCTTTCCGCTGTTCCCGGTTCCGTTCTCTTTGATGCTATCAAAGATTGCAAGATTTGTGAAATTGAAAGCCGGGGCGGAGATTTTGAAATCACATTGGAAAAACAGCTTGTACGGGAATAAGAAAGGGGTGTTTATAATGCTGAGAACCAATAGCAAGAAAGCCGCCGAAAATATCCGGGCTTATATCGTAGATAGGTTTACCCCGGAAGGGTACACGGACAACCCGCCGCAGGAATGGCCGGAAATCGCCGCTTTTATCCTCAATACTTTTAGAAGTGAAAAATACTGGTGTCCGCAGGACGTCCGCTATTACCACGGCAGCGAGCAAGCCGCTTTTGCTGACTGGTGCGCCGGTCTGCCGTCCGTCCTCGATACCTTGTATTTTTACAATCGTTCGGCGGTTGATGATCTCGGCGCAATCCTCGAAGAAACAGAGCAGGAAAAAGCCCGGTACACCGAACAGCAGGCCGAACAGCTTTTAACAAGCCTGATTTACAGGGAATTACAGAAGGGAGAGCGGAAAGCATGAGAAAGTACAAATTAAAAGAGCTGCGGGAGCTTGTGCGCCTTGGGTGCGCTGAGGATTACACCAATAAACCGAGCGAATATATTTACACGCTCCGCAGGCTCGAAAAAGTGGGCTATTCTTCCGGCGTTTATGGTATCAATGGCGGATTGGTTGAAGATACCGAAACCGGGCAGTTATACGCTATTATTGGGCGTTGCTCTAATCTGTTTATTTTGTTTTAAGGGGGATTATATTATGATTAAGCGTGATAATTGCAAGAATTGCGTGAGCCGTTGCGAACACGCCGGAAAAGATCGGGAATTTGTTTATTCCGGTGAAAAGTCCTGCAAAGTGCTTTATACGCCTGAGAGAGTAGCGAAAGCGGCGGCGGATTTTGTAGGGGCTATAAAGCTCATAGCCACCAAGCCGGACAACCTCGACAACCTCGAAAGCTATCTTTCTCACCATTTCCCGGAATGGGTCAGCAGATGGGCAAATAGCCCGGAAGACCTCGCCGCAGAGATGAAGGAATTTGCAAGAATGGAAATATAAAGGCGGTGAAAATGTGTATTTAATTCTTTTGCTGCTTTTGCTGCCGGTTCAAATCCTGATTGAAATACTGAAATTGAACAAATGAACGCCGCCCCGGTTCTATTCCGGGGCGGTTGTTTTTATGCTTTACCCGTAAAGGCGTTTTAAGGGCGTTTTACAGGCTTTTGTTGTTGGGCGGTATGCTGATACTACCGCTGATATAAAATACTGTGTAGGGCGTTCTAATGGCGTTTGCGGCGGTGTTATGGTATAGGGTGTTAGGGCGGTGTATAGCTGCCCTGTTTTTTTGCGCTTTTTCGGCCTGATCGGGGCGGCGTGAATGGGTAACGGGGGCGGGGGATATGCCAGCGGCAGCGAGGGTGGGGTGAGCTGAAAAATACCCGCAAAAACTAAAAAGGTAATACTCAAGAAATATCTTGACAAGTTAAAACTTTAATGCTATCATGCTCTCAGAGGTGATAATTATGACTTCCAAAGAAATTGTAAACAATCTCATGCAAGCACAAGGGGTAAGTAACGCTGAAATGGCAGCTAAACTCAATTTGACACAAGCTGCCCTTTGGGACAGACTCAACCCCAAAAAGACTAACAACATGACCGTTAAGAAGTTCAACGAAATGCTCAAAATGCTTGATTACAAAATTGTGGCAGTTCCCAGAAAAACCCGTCTATCGGAAGGAGGTTTTGAAGTTGAATGACACATTAAAGCTGATTGAAACCCGTACCATCAATGATGCCCTCGTTAATGGGTATTACGGCAAGAAAGAAGCATGGTTCACCCGTGATGAAATCGGTTCGGTTCTTGGTTACGCTGACCCCCGGCAGTCCATAGCGAATATTCACAATCGTCACAAAGAGCGGTTTTCGGATAAATCAGTCCAAATCAATTTGATTTGCACTGATGGAAAAAGCTACGACACTACCGTTTATAATTTCAAGGGCGTTATGGAAATTTGCCGTTGGAGTAAACAGCCGAAAGCTGATATGGTTATGGAAGCACTTTATGATATGGCTGAGTCCGTTGCTCGTACCGGCTTCTATTCTGTTCTTCCCGATCAGGAACTTATTGACCTTCTTGTGAAGCGTCAGAGCGAGAACCCGACCTTTCTTCAAGAAGCCGCCGTTGATTTGAAGTCTAAAAAAGCTCTGGAACAGCTTGCCCAAGACGCACAGCTTAGAGAGTTGTGGAAGCAGAGAGCCAAACTCCCTCTTGGGGAGTATAAGAGCAGGCTCGATGTTATTTGCAATGGCAACTTCACCCTTCTCAACAAGGAAACCAAGAAATACGAGAAATGGTACACCGCTTTTAAGGCTCGCAAGGTAGATTATAGCTTGTAAGCTATTAGAGTGTATAAACTCTCTATATATGTGCGTACTAAGAGAAAGTTATATAACTCAATAGCTCGTAAGCTATTATGGAAAGGAGAACGACATGACAGTAAAAGAAATCGTCTATCTGCTGTCTACGAAGCAGGGATTGACCCAAGATGACTTAGCCAATAAAATAGGCTATACCAATCAAGGGAGTGTCGCTCGTCCTCTTTCCCGTAATAGCGGAATGACCATGCAAGTTGGCACACTCATTCGCTGGTTGGAGGCTTTGGACGCTCAAATCGTCATTGAACCTCTTGACGGTGATGACGGGTATGTTTTGGACGGGGAGAAAGAGTTATGAGGTGGGGATATGGACGAGTCAGTTCCAAAGGACAACGGCTCTATGGTATGTCACTTGAAGATCAGCTTGAAAAGCTGCTGGCTCAGGGTATCGACCAAGAGCATATTCTACTGGACACCTACACTGGCACGAAGATTGACAGGCCGAAGTTCAACGAAGTCCTCTCCAAGCTGAAACCCGGTGACGAATTGGTGGTGTGCAAGCTCGACCGCTTTGCCCGTACTGCTCCCGAAGGAGCCATGTTGGTTCGTGACTTGGTGGAACGAGGTATCAAGGTCAACATTCTCAACATGGGCGTTGCGGACAATACGCCAATGGGAAAAGTTATGGTGACAGTCATGCTTGCGTTTGCCGAGTACGAGCGAGATATGATCGTTGAAAGAACCAGCATGGGTAAGGCCATGAAGCGTGAACATGACCCTGATTGGCGGGAAGGTCGCAAATTAAAAGAAATTGACAACGAGCAGTTTGAAAAACTCGCTCAAAAACAAAAAGACGGTATCATTACCGTAGCGGACTGCTGCCGGGAGCTTGGTATTAGCCACTCTACATGGTATGACCGGGTGAGAAAGGTTGGTTGATCGTGAAGAAAGAAATTAGTCCTCAGAAAAAGAGAGTGGTTTATCTCCTGTGTGGTATCATTATTGCGATAACTATTTTTTCTTGCGTTGCCATTTTAATGTTACCCTCAATAGAGCCTTCCCCTGCCGAGTCTGAACCTCAGACTTCCGAGGAAACCTCGGCAGTCGGTACGGCTACTTTCGATGAAATTTACCATGCCTATAAGGAAAACGAGCTGGTAGCAGATGATTTATACCAGCATAACCGTTATCGAGTGACGGCGAAAATTAACGGAATGACCAATGACGGGTTGTTTAATCTAACAGGTGGTGCAACGCTGACTCTGGAAACAAAGGTCGATAACACTATCGTCTTCTTTTATGCCGAGTTTGAGAAAGAACAAGAGGAAAATCTAAAGACAGTCAAAGTTGGAGATACTATTACTTTTGAAGGTAAGTGTCTTGATGCCGGGAATTGGTCGGAATGTGAGTTGGTTACACAATGAAGTTCTTTCTTAACATCATCGGATATTTCCTGATAATCAGTTCTATTTTGCTGGTGCTGGCGTTTGTGATACCGAAAATTCTATAATCGGCTTCTGTGATGGCAGAAGTGACAGCCATAACGGGCTATCTGTGTAGAAATACACGGGTAGCTCGTTTTTTTGTTGGAAAGGAAATGCACATGAATTATGAAAAACTCTCCGGCTCTATCCGAGCCGTGATCGACCGCCGACCGGGAGATAACGGAGCGTACAGCGACCTTTTTTCTCTGTGCCGAGAGTGGGAAACCGAGGATTTCTCGGCGGCGCATAAAGTGAACAAGGAGCTGCTGGCACTCTCCGCAGATCAGGTAGTCCGTGGCGGCGGGGCGAAGTTCTATGAACAGTGGCGGCGGTGTCTTCTCTTTGAAGCACCTCATGATTTTGACTCCTTCATGACTTACATTGAACTCGACCGCAAGCCGGAAAAGCGGTTTTATGCGCCCCGTAAGCACTATCTCAGACCGATGGTACAGGGGTTTCAAGATGTTTTGGACGGGAAGCTGCGCCTTTTAACGATCTCCATGCCGAAACGAGCGGGAAAATCTCAAACGGGTATCAATTTTGTGAATATGCTCTCCGGCAAGTTTCCTGACCGTTCGACCCTGATGGAAGGAACAGGCGATGACCTTGTAAAGAGCTTCTACAATGGTTGTCTGGAATACCTGACAGTTCCCAACGAGTACCTGTTCTACGATGTATTCCCGGACGCACGGCTGGTACAGACCAACGCCGACACGAAGACGGCGAACCTGAAAAGCAAGTCCCGTTTCCCCACCATCATGTGTCGTTCCATTGATGCTCGACAGGTGGGCTTGTCCGAAGCCACCAATGTCCTCTATCTCGATGACTGCGTAGAGGGTCGTGAGGAAGCAAAAAACCGCCAGCGGCTTGATGATAAGTGGGAAGTGATCTCTGGCGATATTATGGGTCGTGCCATTGAAGGTACGCCGATGGTTTTCACCGGCACTCGCTATTCCCTGTATGACCCTATCGGTCGTGTGCAGGAACACGCACAGCGGGAGGGCTGGGCTTGGAGAGCGATTGAGATACCCGCCCTCGATCTCGTGACGGACGAGAGCAATTATGAGTATGAGCGGGAGGGCAAGAAGGTCTTTACCACCGCCTACTTCCGGGAGCAGCGGGAGCTTCTAAGTGCGGAGCAGTTTGAGTCTGAGTTCCAGCAGCAGCCTTTTGAAGCGAAGGGTCTGCTGTTCAACAAGGACGAGCTGAACTACTTCTTCGAGCTGCCGAAAGACCGTGACCCGGATACCATCATCGCCGTTGGCGATACGGCGGAAAGCGGCTCGGACTCGACCTCCATGCCGGTGGCGATGATATACGGCAATGCTGTGTATATCGTTGATGTGGTCTTTGATGACTCCCCCGCTGAGGTGACGAAGCCGGAATGTGCCAAGTGCCTGATCGAGAACAAGGTTGCTTCCGCCGTCTTTGAGTCCAACAATGCCGGTCAATATTATGCCAGAGATGTTGACCAGATCATTCGTGAGCGTGGGTACTCTGTTGGTATCCGCACGAAGCGCACGATCTCCAATAAGCAGACCCGTATCGAGTTCGCTTCCGACAACATCAAGAAGAACTTCTACTTCAAGCACCCTTCCACCTACAAGCGGGGCAGTCAGTATTGGAACTTCATGAAGGAAGTGACCACCTACACTCGCTCCGGCAAGGTTCCACACGATGACGCTCCTGACTCCCTCTCCCTATTGGAGAACGAAATCCGTATGCTGTCCGGGGGCAAGGTTGAAGTTTTCAAACGGCCTATTTGAGTTCTTTACTTTCACTGTGGCGAATGGTATGATAAAAGGTTAGTATTGACAACCATTGGAGAGTTTGATACAATGATAAGAGAGAAAATAGGTAGAGGGGAGGTATTCTGTCTTGGGGTGTTTCGGTCGTAAGAAAATCTTTACCGATGTGACGGAAATCACACGGGACAATGTTCTGGACGTGCTGAGAAAAGCACTTATCACGCATTGGTCGAACAAAGCGGATATGGAATATCTCTATGCCTACTACAAAGGCAGACAGCCGATTTTGAACCGTAAAAAGGAAGTCCGCCCTGAGATTCAAAACAATGTGGTCGAGAACCGTGCCAATGAGATCGTGTCCTTCAAGGTCGGCTATCTGATGGGGGAACCCATTCAGTATGTCAGCCGAAGCGATGATAAGATGGTTGCCGACAAGATCACCACTCTGAACGGCTACTGTCTTTCCGAGGATAAGGCCGCAAAGGATAAGGAACTGGCAGATTGGTTCCACATCTGCGGCACGGCATACCGCATGGTGCTTCCTGACAGCGTGTTTGAGAAGGAAAGCGATGAAGCTCCCTTCGAGATTTACACCCTCGACCCTCGGTTTGCTTTCGTGGTGTATGCCAATTCCATCGGGGAACCGCCCGTAATGGGTGTGAAGTACATTCAGCGGTCGGACGGTGTAGTGGTTTACAGCATTTATACGAAAGACCGCTATTTCGAGGTTGAAAACCAGAGTATGATCGTCCGGGAAGAAGCCCAGTCACTCGGTATTCCCATTATCGAATACCCGGCGAACAACGCTCGGTTGGGTGCTTTCGAGATCGTCCTTCCCTTGCTGGACGCTATCAATACGGTGGACAGCAACCGTCTTGACGGTGTAGAACAGTTCGTTCAGGCGCTCATGCTGTTTCACAATGTTGACATTTCCGGTGATGATTTTTCCAAGCTGCGGGACGAGGGTGCGATCAAGTACAAGGACATTGACCCGCAGTATAAAGCGGAGATCAAGTATCTGACCTCCGAACTGAACCAGAGCCAGACACAAACACTGGTCGATCACCTCTATAACACGGTGCTGACGATCTGCGGTATGCCAAACCGCAACGGTGGTTCTTCCACCAGCGATACCGGCTCTGCGGTCATCATGCGTGATGGTTGGTCGGCAGCGGAAGCCAGAGCGAAGGACTCCGAGTTGATGTTCAAACTCTCCGAAAAAGAGTTCTTGAAGCTGGTTCTGCATATCTGTTCCGATTTGAGTGATCTGGAATTGAAGCTGTCGAACGTGGAGGTTCGTTTTACTCGCCGCAATTATGAAAATATTGCTCAGAAAGCGACCGTATTGACCACTATGCTCAGTAATCCCAAGATTGCTCCCGTTCTGGCCTTTACCCATTGTGGTATGTTCTCCGACCCGCAGCTTGCGTACCGTATGAGCATGGATTACGCTGAGGAACAGGAGAAAAAGGCCGCTGAACTCGCCAGCAAGCAGAAGGAGGTTAATCCTGATGGAAAAGGAAATCCGCCTGACCCCGGAAGCGGTCAGGAAGATTGAGGAAATCTTGACTACGGGAAAGACCGTTGAGATCGCCGAGCGGCACGAGAAAGTGGTTGTTTGGGCGGTCAGCAGCAAAAAGAAATATGAACAGCCTATCGCATAGGCGGTAGGGACAGCCATTACGGGCTACTGATACCGAAAAGGTATTGGTAGCCCTTTTTCTTTTGGTTTAATCGCCGTAAGGCGTTGAATAGGCAGAGAAGCCTTAAATCACAAAACGGAGAGAACCGTAAACACAAAGGTATAGTGCGGAGATGCACTTTAAAAAGCGCAGAAAGGAACGATTGTATGGCAAAGATTGATGTTTCCACCATTGAGGGCTTTGCGGATATGACCGCAGAGCAGAAAGCGGAAGCCCTCGCAAACTACGAGTTTCCCGACCCTGATTATACCGGCTATGTGAAGAAAGATGTTTTTGACAAGACTGCTTCCGAGCTTGCGTCTTGGAAGAAGAAGCACAATGAGCTGCTTTCTGAGGAAGAACGCAAGAAGCTGGAAAATGAGCAGATGTTCGAGGAAATGAAGAACAAGCTGGCGGGATTGGAAAAGGAGAAGACCGTTTCCAGTTACAAGGCGAGTTTCGCCGCACAGGGTTATCCTGAGCCGCTGGCGACCGAAGCCGCTACCGCTATGGCGAACGGTGAGATGGATAAGGTCTTTGCCGCACAGAAGACGTTTCTGGAACAGTATGAAAAAGATGTAAAAGCCAAGGTTCTGAAAGAAACCCCTAAGCCCCCTGCCGGTGGCAAGGGCGGCGAGATGACCAAGGCTGATTTTCTGAAACTCGACACCAAAGCCCAGTTGGAGTTCATCAAGGAACATTCTGACTGGCAGACAATTTTGAAGTAATTATGGAGGTAAAACATTATGGCTACCTATCTCGGTTTCCCGTTTGACCCTGAGCTGTTTAACTACAACTGGGCAAACGCAAAAGACCCCACCCTGACCGCTATGTTTGAGAGCGGCGCTGTCGCTCCGAACGCAGAGCTGGCGAAGCTGATCGCTAACGGCTCTGACTTCTACACCCTGCCCTTCTACAAGGTCATCGGCGGCACTCCTGAGAACTACGATGGCGCAACCGACATTACCCTGACCGACCCCGCTGGCGGCGCTCAGAACGGTATCGTGTTCGGTCGTGCCCATGGTTGGAAGGAGAAGGATTTCATCGTTGATTACAACAGCGGTGCCGACCCCATGCAGCAGATCGTGTCTCAGGTGTCTAAGTATTGGCAGAAGCAGCGCCAGTCCATCATGCTGAAAATCCTCAATGCGGTCTTCGGCGTGACCGGCAGCGATGAGTTTGCTGATTGGGCGAACCACACCACCGACCTGTCTTCCGCTTCTACCACCGTTGCGGACGCTAACAAGATGGGCGCTACCACCATCGGTGACGCTATCCAGAAGGCCGTGGGCGACAATCAGGATGCTTTCCAGCTTGTGTTTATGCACAGCAAGGTCGCCACGAACATGGCTGGCCTGAAACTGCTGGACTTCCTCAAGTACACGGACGCAAACGGCGTGGAGCGCCCCCTGCGTATCGGCACGGTGAACGGCATGACCGTGATCGTGGACGATGGCTGTCCCACCACCGCAGCGGATACTTCCAAGGCAGCGACCTATACCACCTATGTTCTCGGTCTGGGCGCTATCCAGTACGCTCCCGCCCCTGTGAAGGTTCCTTCCGAGCTGACCCGTGATGCTCTCAAGGGTGGCGGCTATGACGCTCTGGTGACTCGTATCCGTGAAACCATGCACCCCAACGGTTTCAGCTTCACCAAGCCCACCAGCGGCTACACCGCTTCCCCCACGGACGCTCAGCTTGCGGCGACCGCCAACTGGTCTATCGTGGCTGACCCCAAGACCATTGCTCTGGCGAAGATCATCACCAACGGCTAAGGAGGTTCACCATGTTCTATGTTTCTGACGGGAAAGTGTATGTGAGGGAGGGAGATCACTTCCGTAATGTAGGCTTTACCGCAAAGGACAAGGTGATTACTCGGCGTGAACTGGAAAGTACCTCTGTGGTGATGGGTACGGTGGTTGTTGATACCCTCGACAACCCCGTAGCCCTCACCCGTGAGGAAATCATTACCAAGTTCAATCTGTCCGAGGAAAATCCCATTCCCGTTATCAAGAAGTCCCGCAAGAAGTCCGAAGAACCCACTGAGTGATAGGAGGTGGAAAGCATGACGGACGCTGAGAAGTTGAAAATGGTGAAAGCCATGACCGGCGAGACAGACGAGGACACGCTTTCCACCTACCTTTCTATCGCCGGAAACAAGGTGTGCCGCAAGGCATACCCCTTTGCCCCCACCGTGACCGCTGTTCCTGACCAGTACGCTCACATTCAGGTGGAGATCGCCGTGTATCTGCTGAACAAGCGGGGAGCCGAAGGGCAGACCGCTCACAGTGAGAACGGTATCTCCCGCTCCTATGAAGACGGCGATGTGCCGCCTACGCTGCTGAGGGACATTGTTCCCTTTGCCGCTGTGATGGGAGGTTGAGTGCATGAGAACGCTGAACCGCAACAAATCGCCCTTCTGGTATTTGCTGTATGACAGCAAGGCTCCCGCCAAGGACGAGTACGGCAACGAAACCGGCGAGGAATTGGTGGTTTACAAGCCTGCCGTGGCGATGAACGCCAATATCTCGGCGGCGACCGGCTCCGCTCAGGTGGAGCAGTTCGGTAATTTCGCAGGGTACGACAAGGTGATCGTCACCGATGACCTGAGCTGCCCTATTGACGAGAATACCGTGCTGTTCATCGACAAAGAACCGCAGTATGACGAGGACGGGAAGCCGCTCTACGATTACATGGTCAAGCGGGTCGCCAAGTCCCTCAACTCCATTTCCTATGCGGTCAGTAAGGTGACGGTATCGTGAGTCAGACGATCAATGTTCCGCTCTCCGGGAGAGGGATTGAGCGGCTGATACGGGAAGCTGAAAATCGTAAAACTTGGCTTCGAAATCGTACAACGGTTTTTCTTGAACGCTTAGTTGCGATAGGGGTTGGAATTGCTTCTGCGTGTTTCGATGACGCAGCCTATGATGGCACAAATGATGTTGTTGTATCTGCGGAATATCGAGGTGAAAATGCAAGGGCGATTGTGGCAGTCGGTAAAGCGGTTTTATTTATCGAGTTCGGCACAGGCGTGACCTATCCTGATAACCACCCGGAAGCCAGAGATCGCAATATGAAGCGTGGCGAGTACGGTCAAGGTCACGGCAAGCAACAGTCTTGGGGCTATTACGGCGAACCCGGCACGAACGGAGTGCTGAAAGAGAAGAAAAACGGCGGG